GTTTTTGTTCTTTAACTCTTTCCATCATTAAGTCCGCAGCTATTTGAACTATAACTAAATGTGTTGAAGCATCTAGTTCTGAGTTTCTTTGTAGTGTAGAAGTTGTTCTGTCTACTACTATTAGCTTTGGGTTTTTTAGGTATCTCATATGATACTCTAAAATATTAAAAGTGCCGTCTGTAAAAATCTCATGACGTTTTGCAGTTGCTGGGTTTGTAGGACTTACTCCATCTACAAGTCTTGAAAACTCTGAGCGCCATACTCTGGCATCTCCGTAAGATTTGTAGTAAGGCCTTTTATACTTACTCCAGTTGAATCTTTGCATCTCGTTATGAGAGATAGGCACCACATATGCGTAAATATAGTTCGTAGTACCACACTCTTGTTTGTTTATTTTACATTCCTCATATATAGTATACATGTGGTCTGATGGTAAATCAAAGAACTTGCCTACGACATTCGAGTTAGTAATAACTCCGACTTGGGAAACTGATGGAGTCAGAGAAGGAGCGTCTTTAATTAACGCTCCTAATCCTTGATTCCTTATTTCAATTTCCTGAAAGCCTTTGCCTTTTCTATTGTTTAGTTCATCGTAAAATTTCTTGATATACAAAGTCTCAGCCATATTAAGAACAGAAGATATTTCAAAATCTTCGTATCCAGGAGAACCGTAACTTGAACTTCTGTCCAAGATCAATTCTACTTCATCGGCCATTTCGTTTGCAGTCATATTTACTTACGTTTAGCTAAATCAATTTTTGCTTTTACTCTCAACTTTACTTCTTGATTGTCTGGATTTAGAAGATAGTTTACAACGTCTGTAAGATCTCCTAATTCAGCACCATTATCAAGTGTGTATCGCTTTTCTCCTTTTTTAATAATTGCTCCCACTTCAACAGCTTCCTGAACAAATATTCTTTCGTTGTATTGAGGATGGTTAACGATTTCCAAGAAATACTCAGGCTTGCTATCAACAATTGTAAGTACTTCATTCTTTAACCAGTCCTCAGTTGCAGTTGCTGGAATAGTTCTACCAAGAGATTTAATAAATCCAATAGTATTCTTTTTGTTGCTTGTAACCTCAGCAAACTTAATGTATGCCTGAGCTTTCAATGCTGCTTCGTCCAACTTCTTAACTGTCACTTTACTTTCTTCTACGATCATAAACTCATAACTTGCCTTAAGTACTCTATCTTCGTAAGAAGGCGAAATCATTGTTTTATTAGACAATAGAATTTTATATTTCAACATGTCAAGAGAATGATTTAAGTTAAGGCTAGTTCCTTCCTTTGTAAGGATAACACGGCCTCTTCTATCACTTCTCCAGAAGTTTGTATCTGCAGGAAGTGTAGGATTTAAATCAACTCCTAACTCTTTTTCAAAGAACTCTTTTTCTGTCATCCCGTTTGGATGGCTTTCCATATATTTTTGGATTTTCACTCTACGCTGATCGTCCAAAATAACTTTTACTCCTCCTCCTCGTATCTCACTGTTAAGTGGTACTTGGTAACTTCTTTTTACTTTATTCAACAAGAAAGGATCTTTTGCTCTTTCCTGTCCTGCTACCAACAAGTTACTCCACTTACCTGCTGATTCTACGGGTTTTACTGATACAATTTTATCTAGTAGAAAACTACCGTAAACTACTTTTTCTTTTTCTGCTGTCTCCATTTTATTTTGCTGTCTTGTTATAAATTCTCTTTTTTAAAAATGCCCCCTCGGAGGGGTTAGCTCCAAGGGGATACATTTCTATAGTGATTATCTTTCTACTGAAAGACGTAGATCAACTACTTTTGTTGGGTCTTCGATCATCATACCACCCCACTTCTGGAAGTGTACTTCGTAACCGTCAACTCGTGAAGCTACCATCTTTGGTGAACCTTTTCCTGCAGGAGAGAATGGATCTCTCATACCTGGGATGTATGCCCAGTTGTAATCAGGAACTCCTTTAGGCTTCACTCGGTAAATACCTGCAGTATCTCCATAATCCAAAGCAAGGATACGGTGAGATTCTACGATACCTTTTCCATCAGGGTGACGCTGTGGGAAGTATACATCATCATCGAAGAAATCAAGGATCTCAACCATAATAACAACTCCGTTGTACCACTCGTATACGTTCCACTGTGGCTCCATCAATCCTTTAGTGTTCTTACCACCAAGGTTTCCTGGATCTGTATTGCTCATCAAGAACTTATCAGAGATTACAGTAAATTTACCTGTACCTGACTTAGCCTGAATTTGCTTAGAGATTTCGATAGCACCGAATTCACCTGTTAGCAAGTGGATAACTCGCTTACCACGCTCGATCTTACCAACTCCCATATCAAGTAGCAATTCCAAATGCCAATCAAGATCGTAAGTGTTGTAGTAGTGAACGTTAGAAGGAGCAATCTGATCAAAGAATCCTGCACCTGATTCAACAGCATACTTAGTCTTGTCATCTTTGTTCAAGTACTTATGATCTGATGTCCAGTTCTTCTTACCGTACATCAACATACGTGCGAACATTTCCTCACACTGGTGGTGAGCAACAAGATCCTGGTAGTTAATCCAGATAGACTCAGTCTGTCCTTTGTAGTTGAATCCGAACTCAAGAGGCTCGTTCTTACCTTTATTGATAGTGTTACCTGCTACTTCATATTCCATACGTAGAGTAGAAGGACGGTTTTCCATTCTCCAAGGAGAAGTGAAATACGGCTTAGACCCTTGGTAAGAAAGAGTTGAAGGAGACAAAGAGTAGAACTTAGACCAACGAGAACCAATAGCAAGTTCCTCAGAAGGAATTGTTTTGTTAGCGTTGTCTGTAACTAGTTCTACTTCGAACTTGTAGCGAGAACCTGCATCCATCGCCTTCTTAACAAGAAGATGGTAATCATCTAGTTCTCCACGAAGTACGTTAGTTTCTTCGAACAAAGGTTCGTCGAAAATCAAATAGAAACGCTCTCCGTTTGCTCCTACATTTGCAGGGAAAGTACCTGCAGAAATAGTAAGTCCGTTGATTGTTTCAGCGTCAACTAGAGGCAAGTTTTTGTCGTGCTGACCTTGCAACATCCAGTTGTAGAAACCGTTCTCCTGTTCTACTTCTTTAACAGGGAAACGATCTACGAATTCACGTAGTTTACCCTGAAGATTAGTCTTGTAGATCTCTTTGATCACGTTGCTAATCAACTGTGGTTTTTGTTGGTACAAAGAATGAAAATGGTTGTCTGTAACAAGACCATTGTAATCTTTAGCTTCGTACCTTTGTAATGGAAGTAATTGAGCCATTTTTTGTTTTTGTTACTTTGTTAAACGGTATATAGTTAATTATCTTTTATTTACTGCTTTTTCAAGAAGGCTTAAAATGCCTTCAGTTTTTTGAGATGTTTCTACTGAAGTATTTCTACCTACACCTCTTTCATCTTCTGCTGCAATAACTTTATCAAGTTCTGTTATTGCTGCTGTTTTTGCTACTTGTTTTATTTTAGAAATATCTGGTTTAAACTTTCCTTCTTTATCCAGGTTAAACAATCCTAAAGTATCATAGTAGTTTATTAGCATCTCAAATTCTACAGGATTTCGTTGTTGTTTGTACATCAAACTATTTAACTCTCTTCCTGATTTAGGATCCTTATAAACGGGATTAAGGATATTATTCTTAAGCTTATCCTTAGATATCTTGTTAAGATTTAATCCGTCTATAAAAGCATCTCTAGAATCGATATTGTCAAATAAATCTTTAAACGCTTTATTCTGAGCTTCTACTTCTGCTTTTGTTTTTGCTTCTTTTTGTAGCTTAACTTCATTAACATAACTCTTAGCTTGATTCCTTAACTCAGGAATGGCTTTAAGAGCTTTGTCTTGAAGTTTGTTTACTGCTACAGCATCTTCAATAGCTTCAATAGCCTGCTCATGGGTAAAGTTCTTTGCAATCAATTGATCATAATAGATCTGCTGCTGCAAATTTTGATTATTTAAAATATCCTCTTCGGATACATTTTCAAAGAACTCTAATCTCTGGGCCATCAAGATTGCTTGGTCAGTCTCGTCAAAAGCATCTTCTATTTCTAGAAATCTTTTTTTCTCAGGAGACAAACTTTTTTTCCAATCTTCTTGTTTGGCATTAAAATTTGTTTCAACTGTTTTGTTTACTAACTCTTTGATAGAATCTAGTGTCCCAGGCATTTCGTCGAGCTTTTCCATTTCTTCGACTGTTAGAACTCCTGCATTAACTAGTTCTTTCATTAGTGCTTTGTAAACTACTTCATTCCTATTCTCGTTAGAATTGGAATTTGTCTCTGTAGATTTAATTACTTTTTCTGTATTATCAGAGTCTCCACTCTCTGCTGTTACAGGTTTAAAAATTTCTACATCAACGTTCTCTGTTCCCTCTGGGTCTTTTTCTTCAGAATCATTGCCTTTAAC